TAATGATACATTAGAAGAGTATAAAGATTATTCTATTCTTATTGAATCTTATATTGACGATAATAATAGCATTTGGAAAGATTAGTATTTTATTAATTTAAAGCCAGAAGTTTATTTTAAAAAAGGAACATTATCTCCTAATGTTTCTATTAGTTATTCTTTATCAAATGCAAGTACAATGATTTATCTTGACGCATTAGAAGTATCAAAGGAAAATTCATAGCCAAAAGTTGCCTATACAATAAAATTAAGTATGTATGATCCATACATTATACACGACATATATAATAAAATGTCAAAAATTGTTCATATAAATGATAATTAGTTAAAGTTTGAAAATGTATAGGGTTATATTTCACATATAGAAATGATGCTTGATACTCCTTGGGAAGATAGTATTGAAGTAAAGAATTATAAAACTAAATTTGAAGACTTATTTAGTAGCATTGTTGCTTAGACAGATGCTATGTCTAAGAAAAGTTTTAGTTACGATGTCGCCGCCGCGGCATTTAATTCAGATGGTAGTTTAACTTCTACTTCTGTTAATAAAATGCTTGATAGCAATCCTTTAATTTTCAAGACTTACATTGATGAATGTTTAATTGAAAATGAAGCATTAAGAAATATGTTGACTAATGTATTTGATGAAGCTGGGCAAATTTTAAGTGGCGCGGGAAACGCATTAGCCGATATAAAAGCTCTTACTTCTACTAACGCAAATATTTTATCTGGTTTTGTGCGTGGTGCTGAAGAAGGCTTCGCGCGCGGAATAGATTTAATTTCTTCTAATGGAACTTATACTTCTGCTGTATAGATTAATAGAAATGGAATCTTTATTGGTTCTGATTAGAGAATTGCTTTATATTCTGGTAATATTGGAAATGAAGATAGTGGTGTATCAATTGATTTAAATCCTGACCGTTTAATTTTAGGAGCTTCTTCTGCTGGAAATGCGACTGCGGCAAAATTTACAGATAAATATTTAGTATTAGCAGCAGGTAGCATTATTACTAATAGTGAAAAAAATTCAGAAGATAATGATTGGATTGATTTAGAGCATCATTCTGTTAATGGAACTATAAATGGTCTTGTAGGCGCGAAACTTACTAATGATTCATTTGGTTTAGCCACTCTTTCTAATAATGTTTTAAATGCCATTCTTATGAATGATAAAGGTATAACTATTGGAAGTAGCGATATTGACAGAAATAATAATTAGTTAGGATAGAATTTAGATTAGGAAACTACCGATTTAAGAGCAACAGATGGCTCATATGTTCGCATTGCTGGAACTGGAATTGATATAGGTTCGGGGGCGAATTTATATATTCAAACTAATAATTTAGTTATTAATTCAGAAGTAACTAATAACAATCAAAGTATTTTTGAATTAAAGAAAAAAGCTAGTGACTGGACAGAATAGAATAATAATTATGATACTGCTTTATCATATAGTATAAGTGACGGATTAACTATTAAAGGTAATATATCTGCGGATAGTTTAGTAATTGGAGGTTAGGCTGCTTAGGGGCAATCTCTTAGTGAATGGGTTAATGCAAAAGTTACTCCAGAAGCTATCTGGTTAGGAATTAAAAAAGCAACAGAATAGCCAATAGAAGGAGAAGAACCTTCAGATGATAGACAAACGTCATATTTATCTATTACTGATAATAATATTTCTATTTTATCAAATGGAAGTTTAAATATTTCATCTGGTGGTAAATTATAGGTCGCGGCTTCTAATGTGATAATTAATACAGACGCAAATAATGGAGAATCTATATTTAAATTAACAAATGGTGTTTCAAATAATCCTACAAATTATATTAATTTAAGGAAAGATAATAGTGGTAATATTAGTGCTCAAATTGGAGGCTGGATATTAGATACTCATAGATTTTTTAGTGGCCTAAATAATAATTATGTTGCTTTAGATAGCGGGACAGAGACTAATAATAATGGTACAATAATAACTGAGCCCTATGCTTTATGGTGTGGAGGTACAACTAGCTCAATGGCTCCATTTAGAGTAAAGCGCAATGGTAGCGTTTATTTAAACTCTTTAATGGTTCTTGATAAAAAAGAAGGAAATAGTTGGGGCCTCGGCGGCACAGACGCTGATCATGAAGGTATTTATACTATAACAGAAGGTACAGAAGAAGAATAGGGGACTTATGGTTATAAAGCAATTGATTTTTCTAAATTAAATTTTAAGCAAGCCGTTTCGGCAACTGGCAGCTGGAGCGGCACAACATTTAATGTAAAAGTCAGTTTATGGGGTATTTTAAATAAAACTGTTAATTTTAATGCTTCTTTTGGCCCTGGTCCAAGACACGCTTCTGTTGTTACTGTTGGTAGAGAAGGAAATGATACAAGGGCAACATTACAAGTTAGATTAAATCTTGGTGAGACATAGGTAGATTCTGAAACAATTCAGTTTGAAATTGATGCTGGCGCGGTTTATAATGCTGGATGGAATGATTGTAGAAATGCTATGATTAATAGTGGAAGAACATTAAATTATTATACTGGAGATCAAACTTCTATAGTAGATAATGAAGGTTATAATATGCTAGTTTTATTCCCATATGTTCGTCATTCAACTACTGTTTATTCAGTGCCAGCTGAAAGATAGTAAAAAAAATAGACCCTCTTTTTCGAGAGGGTCTTTATTTTTTTATTCTTCAATAAGTGGCATTAAAAGAGTCATTTCCGCAGGAGTAAAATCAATATTTTCAATATCCTCAATAGCAATTTTATTTGCGTCAATTTTAATTTCCATATTTAACAATTCAACAATTTCTTTGTTAAAATCTTCAATGGATTCTTCTTTTAATTTTACATTGCCTTCTTCATCAGCAATTAATTCACCATTTTCATCAGTTTGGCTATACTTTTTAATAATTTCTACACGAGTACTATTAAAAAGTGTTAATTCATCTTCTAGTTTTTTTAAAATTTTTGAGATTTGGAAAGCAACCTTTCCGCGAAGTTTCTCACCAGCTAATTTCTTTAAAACTTCAGTGCTTTCAATTACATCTTTTAGTTGTATACTAATCATTATATATCCTCTCCCCAGGTTGATTTATTATTTTTTAATAAATGAGCAAAATACTTTCCAATACATATAGCATCTGCTTCATCCTAAGTACAATCTTGATTATACCATAATTTTACTTTTTCTTGCGCGGCCTTCTTTTTATTTTCTCTATGCTGGTCTCCTTCATTTATTCCACAATATTTTCTCCATTCTGAGGAATAGGCTAAATCATGGTCAATACTTGCTTCAAATAGAGTATCTATTAAAACACCTTGAAGGTTAGCCAATACCTAAAATGTTTTTACTTGTGCCTAAGAAGCGCTTGGGCTAAATTTCTAAAGCTATATATTTTCAATACCTACAAAATCTGGTTCCCACTCTTTTATTGCGGCGGAAAGCCATTTCTTTACACTATTAATGCGCTCATTTGTGGGCAATGAAGCATCGGTTTTATATGTTCCATAACTTATTAATACACGATCATCATATATCGCATAGCCTGTAATACCAGTTGCCGCGTCAAGGGCTAAAATTCTTTGCGTGTCAATCTTTTTGATTGGCACTTTATTTTTTTTAATTTTGAAAGGGTCGCCTGCCATACACTAATCACATTGAAAATGTTTTCTCCAATTTCCATAAGTCTGAAATTGACGATGGCCAGCGGGACATTCCATTTCTAATTCTGTATTTAAATTTTTATAAGAGTCGCTAATCAACTTCCATCCCTTTTCCTCAAGATGATTAGCGACACTATAAACATTAATTGACATTATTTACCAGAACTTCCGAAGCCGTCCTCTCCACGTTCTGTTTCGTCAAGAGCATCTACTTGCTTTGCCTTAAAATTATAACTTGGCATTACAATTAGTTGTGCAATACGGTCTCCGGCGTTAATAGTATAATCAGAATCAGAAATGTTATCATATAAAACACCAAGAGGGCCGCGGTAGCCGCTATCAATAACGCCTACACTATTACTTAAACGAAGAGGAGTTTTCGCGCCGATACTTGAACGAGGAACAATGTATGCTACCCATCTTTCAGGTAGGGCAATATGAACACCAGTACGAATCATATTTCCAAAAGAAAGTCCTGGAATGGTTACCGTCTCTGCCGCGTATAAATCTGCCGCGGCGTCTCCATCATGTGCATAAGTTGGAATTTTAGCTCCTTCTTCTAAAAAGATAGGAAGTTCAATATTGAATTTCTTATAGTGTTCAATAACTTTATCAAAAATACCATAAAAAATATCGAATACCCCAGCTAATAACTGGCGTTTTTTCTCAGAAGGATTTAATTCATCTACTAATTCATCAAGAGCTTCTTTAGCCTCTTTTATTTGTTTTTCAATATCTTTAACGGAAAAGCCATCTGCTTCATAATATTTTATAATCTCTTGAATAGTATTTTCTCGAAGAGAAGGCGTGAACGCGCCCTCTACTGCGCCTAGAATACTTTCAATAGTAGTATTTGTTAAACTATCTTCAGGAATTTCCATGATTTGCGTAATCATATTTACAAGAGGTTTCATGGATTCATTATTTTCGAGTAAATCATTAAAATCCTCTAACTCAAACATATTTATTCCTCCTTATATCTAATAGGAGATTGTGATTTCAACAATCCAGTATTCCTCAACAATTTCTCCAGTTTTTCTGTCTTTTTTAGATTTATAATCAATTTTAGTTTTTAAAACTGTGTATCCTTTTGTTAAAGCGTTTTCTTTGTATTCTTCTACCTTTAAAGTAGCTTCTTTTTCAGAATCTGCATAAAAAGATTCAGTCTTTCTCCGTTTTCTCACCATAATTTTCATTCTCCTTTTTCTCATTTAAATCTCTTAGTTTTTGAATCAAATTAATATAATTTAATTTTTTCGCGGTATCTGCTATAGTATTCTATGCATCTGTATTTATTTTATCTTTTTTCATTTTTTTAGCTAATGCGCGACGTTGCGCGCGATTCATTGGTGGAGCATTTTTATTTATCTTTTCTACAGTAAAGGCTTTAATATTGCCAAGAATTTCTTCTTCTGTAGCGGCGCCTATTATTCTTTCCGCTTCTTCTATAGAAATACCTTGTACTTCGGAAAATCGTTTTATGATATTCTATAATTTTTCTTCTCTTTCACTCATAAAATACACTCCAAAACTTTTACAATGTGGTCAAATTCATTTTCATCTTTAATATTAATAATTTTAAAAAGAGTTTTATCTTCACATTTAAAATTAATTTCTGCTCGCGCGGAATAACTTTTTACAATTTCTGCTAGACAAATTCCGCGTCCGTTTGTAATACTTTGAGTATTCTATTCTGTAAAAATACTAAGGCTTCTTGTTTTAGCTACTATCATGTAATAATTTTCCTTATTTTTATGACATAAAATTGCAAAGAAATTATTATTTCCATGATATTTTATAATATCAAAATTTTGTATTTCTTCCATTAGCCGCCACCACCTGCATTTTTATTATATCCAAATTCCTAGGTTTTAAAGAAATCTATATAATATTTTTCTAAATCATTTAATTCATCTTTATCACAATAAATAATTGGTTCAATAGTCCAATTCCAGAATCCTGTTTTCCATATTTCATGATGAACGGCTTGGTCTGCTATTGTTTTTATTCCAATACTTGATTTAAAATGGTCTGCGATACGTTTCTTTATATTAGTACTTTTACCAATATAACTTTTACCATTTTCTAAACTAGTTATCTTATAAATGCCTGGCTCATCTTTTATATTTGCTCGTTTGAACGTTTCGTCAATATAAGGCTTTACATACTCCGCCCAAACGAGCTTATTTATAATATCAGGATGCTATATCTTCTAAGATACAGTAGTTATTAAGAAATTTATATCTTCTTTATATTCATCTGGAACTTGTATCGCATAAAATAAACGCTATTGTTTTTCTTTTTCATATTGCTATAATGGTTCAAGTAAACTTTCATAACGTTTTAATTGTTTATCAGTTTCATTTGCAATATCTTCTTGTGCTTTTCGCCATTGTTCAATCTATTCGCGCGCGATTTCTTCTGCTTTATTTACGCGCTCTTGAGCCTATTGCGTAAATGATTGCATCCGTAAATCTAAAGATTCTTTTCGTGACTTTTCCTATATTTCAAAATCTTCGTCTAATATCTATTGACGGCGTTGTTTTTGCTATGAAAAATAATTTTCTAATTCCTACGTTTTATCTCTAACAGAATTATTATATCTTTCTATCGCCTAATTAGATAAAGAATCTAATTCATATATTGCTGATGATAAATTATCTTTCTATTGTTTTAATAAGGCAATTTCAGTATCTAATTTGTTTCTTTCACTGGCGTCTAATTCTTGTTTCTCTTTGTTTTTTAAAAATAGATAAATAACAATAACAAGAAGAATTATTGATATCGCCCATCCTATCATTATATCACAACCTAGTTTTCTTTTTTCTTCATAGTTTATTATACACTAGATTTTAAGAAAAGTCAAATATTTATTTGATATTCTTTAAATTTATAATTCTTTGATTTGATGAACCACGAAGTGGAAGAGTTGTATCACGTTTATCTTGTTCATAACGACCGTCAATTAAAACGTCAATTTCATTTAATATTTTATCAATAATATCAAGTTTTCGCGCCTTTAATTCTTCAATAGTATATCCGGTCCATATATAAATTATTAAATTAGGATAACGATTTTTACACCAACTAATTAACGCATCTACGGCTGCGAGGTTTTCATCACATAGTGGTTCGCCGCCGAGAATACTTAATCTACGTTCAACACCATTTTTATTTAATTTTTCGATAATTTGATTTATAGTTTCAAATGTAAATTCTTCACCATAATTAAAATCCCATGCTTCTGGATTATGACAACCGGGGCAATGGAAGTGGCATCCAGAAAAATAGACTGATAGGGAGATACCGGGCGCAGCCGCGGTATCGTCCCAATAAATACCAGCAATCTTACTCATTAGTGTATGTGTTGAACTCTTTGTTCAGTTTCTTTTTGTTTGCCCCAATTAAAAGCGTCTTTATAGAAACCTGTTAGGTATCCAGTAACACGACGTAATCTTGATATATTAGTACTTCCACATTGTGGACATTTTTCTCCAATCTCATCTTGATAGCCGCAATTATTACACATATCAAGCTTTATATTTAGCGCGAAATAAGGAATATCCTTATCCATAGCATAATTTACAATTGTTTCAAGTGCATCAATATTATTTTTTACTCCTGTTGGAACTTCAACATAAGTAATACATCCTGCGCTGGAATAACCAGTTAATTGACTCTCAATATCAATCTTATCAAATACTGAAATTTCATGCCATATTGGAACGTGCATACTATTTGTAAAATATTCGTGGTCAGATACATTTGGAATTATTCCATATTTATTACGGAATTTTTTCATTGCGGTATAACATAAATTTTCAGCAGGAGTGTAATATACACCAAAGTTTAAACTATATTCTTTTTTAAACTATGCACATCTGTCTTTAAATAGTTGTTCTATACGTTTAGCCAATTCCATACCTTCTTCTGTTGTATGATCTTTGCTAATTAAAATTTGTAATGCTTCAGCTAATCCTAATTGACCAATAACTAATGTCCCATGTTTTAGTGCAGAACGAATACCTTCTTCTGGATGATATCCAAGCATTGTATTATTTTCATACATAAATTTGGCAGAGGAAGGAGATTGAGAACAAATCCACTCAAAACGTTCAAGTAGCATATCTTTTGCTTCATGGATTTTCTTATCAAGTAGTTTAATAAATTCTGCTTCATAAGCATATTCAGAATAAGGATGATGACTATTATCTACAATTTCTTTTGCTTCCATAGCAAGCGTTGGCATGATAATTGTAACTGGACAAATATTGCCACGCCCATCTTTCATTTGAGGATTAACTCCTGGTTCAGCATTTATATCAGAAAGATTTGCTGTGCGGCAACCCATTGTAGAAAAGAAAGTTTTTGGGTCATTTGGGTCGTACCCCGCGGCATTTGTCCAATCTACATTAGCATAATTAGGATAAATGCGGCGTGCAGTAGATTCAAGTGCGAGTCTAAATAAATCATAATTTGGGTCGCCAGGTTTTCTATTTACACCTTTCATACATTGGAAAATGCCACAAGGGAAGATAGGAGTTTTATGAAATTTACCAACGCCCTTAATTGAACCTTCAAGAAGAGCTTTAATAACCATACGACCTTCGGGTAATGTACATGTGCCATAGTTAATTGATGTGAATGGTAGCTGATTGCCACTCCGACTTTGGAGCGTATTAAGGTTATGATACATACCTTCCACTGCTTGTTTTAATTCACGTTCGGTCATATCCATAGCATAATTGTAGGCTTTTGTAACTTTTGCAGTTTCTACTAAAGGTATGCATTGTTCATCAACAGACGCATGATAATATGATTCAATTGGCATTTTACTAATATCTACGTTAGTAAAATAATGTGCTTCATTTCCTTCATCAAACCATTTTAATCCATCTTTAAAATGTTTCCAAAAACTCTTTCTCACATATGGAACCATAGTCCAATCTAAATGCGTCGCGGCAACACCGCCAAACTGCATTAATGATTGAAGCTGAAAAATAACTGCAACAAGTTGGAAAGCAGTATTTATGCTATTGGCCGGCCGCACATCTGTTTGGCGAGTATTAAAACCATTAGCTAATAAATCATCAAAAGGAATTGATAAACAATTATGGTCTCCAAGTGCATAATGGTCTAAATCATGAATATAAATTTCATTATTTAAATGATTATTTCGTGCCATAGGAGAAAGTAAAAAATCTAATGCATATTGTTTAGTTAAAACTCCTGAAGCTTCTCCTAGCCTACCACCAAATGAATGTTCATCAACATTTGCATTTTGATTTACAACATTTGAAGCTTTTAATTTTTCACTAATCGCGCGAATAAACTCTGTTGAGCAATTACGCATAATTCCCCGCTTATATCTATATTTTACATAAGCTTTCCCAACTATATTATTATAATCTGTTAAATAATCTTCAACTAACTCTTGAATATCTTCTACACCAAGTGGCTCTTCACACATTATTGCAGCATCTTCAATTTCACAAGCAATTTCAGTTGCGACTTTTTCCGGTTCATAAAGAGGATATTCTTCTTCGCCATAAACATCTTTATATGCTTTTATAATCGCATTTTCAATTTTATGTTTATCAAAAGGAACTAATTCACCAGTTCGTTTTTTAATCTATAATTTCACAATAATCACTCCTTATTAACTTTCTTGCCGCAATAAGGACAAAGATCGTCTGTCCAAGTCCATTGAAATTTATCTGAAAAATGTGGGCAAGCATTTTGATTTTCTTCTATCTTTTTTCTAATTTCTTTTATTTTATCTGACATTTCCATTGTGGATAAAGCAATTTTTAATTCGTGAGCTAAAAATTCACGAGTAGATATAATATCTTCTATATTCATACTCTCCAGTACCTCCTGTGAGAAAGTGTTTCATAATTTTGATTGAATAGACCCTTTACTTCTGGATATTTTTCTAATATCTAATTTCGTTCTTGTCGCGCGGGAGAAATTTTACCCGCCTACGTAACTAATGTTCTTTCTGCTAAAGTTTTTGTATTCTTTGTTTCTCCATTAGTCCAAGTTTCAACTAATTTTGAGATATTAAACAATGGGTCTGTGAAACCTATTCTTGGATATATATATTTTATTTTTATTGGAATTTTACAACACCAGAAAGAAAATAATAAATTCATTTTATAAATAAAATTTTCATAGTATTGTTTTGAATAACGATAATCTTCTCCTAGCGTTAAATAGACATTAGAAGAATTTACAATATCAGCAAGGAATTGATTTTTATAATTTTTCATCATATAATGAACTTCTGATAGTGGAATATCTAAATCTATTAGAAAAGAGTTTGAGCGACTAAATTTTGGAATTCTTCTAACCTTAAAGTATTGCGTTAAAGTTTTGCATC